GTAAGTGTTTTTACGAAAATTTGCATGTTATACTATTATTAAGTATAATAAATTTGTTTTTATATTTTTTTACTAAATATATTAGCAAATAATATATTTAGTAAAAAATAGCATATAAATTTAAAAATTGATACTAAATAATAATTATTTGTTAAAATAATTAAATATTATGAAAATTCTAGTATTTGATACCGAAACAACTGGACTACAAGAAAAAGGTGCTTCTATATATGATAAATCTAAATGGCCACATATTATACAATTAAGTTATATACTCTATGATGTATCAAATAATAGCGCATTAATTAAAAACAATTATATTAAGATTGACGACTCTGTTATTATATCACAAGAAAGTTTTAACATTCATAATATTAGTAGAGAGATTTTGAATACTCAAGGCATAAATATTGTACCAGCCCTTAATGAGTTTAATGAATGCTTAAAGCAATGTGACATAGTTGTTGGGCATAATATTTCATTTGATAAACGCCTAATTTTTGTAGAATGTTTACGACATAATGTAAAACAATATTTTACGCAATTTATAAATAATCAAAAAATACATAAACCCGAATATTGCACTATGAAAAACACTATAGATTTTTGCAAATTAGAGAGATTTGACAAAACTAATCAAGTTTATAATAAAAATCCAAAACTAAGCGAATTATATTCATTATTATTTCCCAACGAAGCCTTGCCTACAAATTTACATAATTCTCTCGTTGATGTAGCAATGACTTTGCGATGTTATGTAAAATATGTTTATGCTAACGATGTAAAAGAAGAAAATGAAAATATAAGGAAACTATTTTAGGAATTATATATAATTCAAAGACTAATTAATTTATGCTGAAATTTTTTATATATTTTTATAATATAAATGCGTATAAAGCATATTGGGCAATAAAGCACACTACAAAAATAATGATTAATTATTATAGCATTGCTAGTGCTAGTAAGCATCGACCTGTATTTTACAGGACTACATATGCTACTAATATTAGACATTTTCCTATTGAACACGATGAACCAAATATGAAAGGAGAATTACAACGCTTTAGAGATGTATGGCATCATACTGAAGTAGGAAAGCAAAAATATAAAAATGAATTATGGGATTTTGCTGGATATTATGATGTACAACCCGAAGATAAACCGCTCTATACTCCCGAAGTAACAAATGTTCATGTATATGATGTATTGACCTACTATATTTTAGAATTAAATCGGTCACTTGAATATTTGGCCACTTATAGAATTAGTGTAGTGCGCGAACTATTAGAAGCCATAAATAGTGATTTGGCACATATAACTAACAAAATTAGAACTTTATATAGTGACGATTTAATCCTAACTGTTGCTCCACAAAATACAGAATTTGATAGTCATAGACCATATTTCAGAATTAGTATTCCTGATTTACCTTAAAATTAGTAATAGTCTAAATATTTTTTTTTAATTTCTTTGTAAAAAAGTTTATTATAACATTATATTATAGTATGGCATTAAGACAACCGCCTATTTTAATAAATCCTATAAATAGGGCACAACCTAGACGACCGAGCGAACCACCATATTCAGCATTGCGTCACAGATACAACTTTGGATTAATGTACCAGGATATATGGGAACCACAACTGTTAAGTCCATTATATGAAACCAAATATAATATGGAATATACTGAAGCAGTAGACTTTATTAAAACTATTATAAAAGATTTTGTAGAGCAAAGAGAAGATAAATCGAGAGATAGAATTATGGAAAATATTGGAATAAATAGGTTTAAAACAGATTTAATTGGAGACAATTTTTTCGTAATAGATTATCATTTTTTAATGAATAAATTTAAATTAAATAGAGGTACATCACCAACAAAAGCATTAAAAATTCATGATCTTATTAATGATGTGCTATTGCCTTCTTATAAAGCACTAGTGTGTATTCAAGATACTTTGGAAATAGCGGATGAGACAATCGCAATAATCATCATGAATGCACACGGTAATAATTTTGAACCAGCGCAATCTATATTAGATATTGTAATAGATGAAGATTTAATAGAAGAAGTAGCAGATGGCGATGTATCAGAAACATTTAACATGCAATGGGAAGATGATGAGTCTGTATATGAAATACCTGGTGATATTAGTGTTACCCCCCTAATGGTATTAGAATATTATGTGGCTAAATTAAATAAATTGTTAGTCAAATTACATTACTATAAAATTAGTATAAATAAAACACTTATAAAATCAATAAATAAAAAATTAAAGTCTTTAAATAATACTTTAAAAGAAGTGTATAAGTATGATCCAAAATGGATTATTGAAGACATAAAAAAAACGCGGTCTTTAACTATGAAAAAACCAAAAAACACTTATAAAAAACGATTTACTAAATCATTATAAAGAATAAGTTGTAGATTTGCATGTTAATAGTATTTAAAAATAGTTAAATACTATTAATTTATGTTGATAAATCATATTCATAATTTACATTTTTTTGTATGAACTTTTACATTCAGAACTGCTCATGGCTTCTTTAAATGATACATTATTGTCTTTTGCATATTTCTTTACATGACTAATCCATTTTCCTGCAGGGCGCTTTTTTGTTGTGCCTTTTCTCCCTTTTTTTGAACTCTTTCTACTTCCTCCGCGAGTTTTGCGGCTTTTTTTGCTTCTGCTTCTGCTTCTGCTTCTGCGTGCTCCTCCTTCATGTTGTTCTTCTTGTTGTTCTTCTTTTGTTTCTTGGTCTACTTGTGTTGATGTTGATACTACTACTGGTGCTGCTGCGGATGCTCCTGCTCCTGGTGCTGCTGCGGATGCTCCTGCTCCTGGTGCTGCTGCGGATGCTCCTGCTCCTGATCCATCTCCACCTCTCATTCTTCTACGTCGGTGTTTCATTTATATACAATAAAAATATTATAAATTAAATTAAATTAAATTAAATTAAATTAAATTAAATTAAATTAAATTAAATTAAATTACCTAAATAATAAAATATTAATTACTAATTACTTCAGAATTACTATTTGAAGATGAATCATAATCATTAATATAATTAGCACTATTAGTTAAACAAGTATCTAATTTTTTGGCCACAGCTTTAAACTTATTAATAATAAGTGTTAGTTTTGCTACAATTATAGAATCGCTTATATATGTTATTTTTAAATTCTCTAAACCTTTTAACGCATTTATTAAAGCAGCATTAATAGTTTCACATTCTTCGCTGTGATCTCCATTAATTAAAAATTCAGCTGTCTTTTCTATATTAGAAGTTAAATTTTCTAAATAAAGAATTGTGGTTTCTCTATTATAATTATAATAATATCGTGTTAACGAAGAAGTATATTTTGAACTATCAACCGCTAATCTTGTAGAACCAATCATGCTTATTACTGACAATTTATCATTTTCATTTATTTGTCTAATTACTTCTAAATCTAATAACACGGTGTCAATATTCATAATTATAATTTACAATTATAAAAAAAGAATTATTAAATTTATTTGTTAATAATAAATTTAATAAGCAATGTTTTTATGAAAAGTTAATACTTTTCATAACCATAAATCATAGTTATTTAAATAATAATCTAGCAATGCTATTTTTTGTGAATAATTAGAACGACAATAGTTACTGCAAAATGAATGATTATATCCTCTATATATATTTGTATTTTTGTTAATATTATTTTCACAAAACTTACATGTATATAATATTAGTGGCCTTATTGTATTACTAAGATGCGCATTGTAACTAATATTAGAACTCAATGAGCTTAAAGAACTACTAGCACTATTATATGGTGTAACAGCATGACACATATTATTATTATAATAATAATAATAATAATAATAATATAATATTATTATAATCAATTTTATATATTATCTAAATTAGATTTATTTTGTATCACGGATAATAATATATATATTATATTTTTCTATTTGCTTAAATTTTTGCCTTTATAGTTCAATATGTCATATATTTTAGATGTAGTAGGGAATTCGTCTTCACCATATATATCTTGCAACAATAACCACTCAAATAATCCACCAATATACACATATAAGTTTGTGAATCCTAGTTTATACAATTGATTGTATTTTTCAATAACTTTATTGTCGCTACAATTCTCTCCATATATTAAAATAATAATAGACTTATTTTTTTTCAAATAAGCATTTAACACATTCTCTTCTTTCGATGCGTGAATTGTATTTTTTATTAAACACTCTTGTTTTGAATAATCTAACGTATTAATAAGCAATAGCTTATCATTTCTAAAATTACAATAATTTTGAACGTATTCAAAGTTGACTTTATTAATACTGTAATTAACTCCCATACTAATAATTATAATTATTAGTTTTATATTTTAGTAACTAAAAAAACTTATTAATTAAAACTTAATGTTGTACTTATAAACTCCTTTTTTATGATTTTAGAAGCATTTGAAGACAGTTCTTCGCGCTTTTTTCGCGTTTTATTTAAATTAATTGACATTACCGATGTTTCTGATGATGCTTCTGATGTGTTCGAAGTATATGAATCAGAACTTTCAATTGAAGTATTTGAATTTATAGAGGTGTTCTTTACCTTTGCAGAACTGTTTCTTAAATTCATATCATTTTCAATTACACTATAATTTTTTTCAATATATTCTAATATTTTATTTTCAATAGTCCATTTAAAAAAATTAAGTTGCCCCAATGTAGTTTGTACACACGTAGTATCTTTATATGGAACATTTATTCTATCCCATCTGCAAAATGGGTCAAACTTTTTCTTACTATATGCTTTAAGTTTTAACTTATAATCATTATACACTTTAAAACGCTCATTTGTCTCATCATTCTCAATAACGCAATAATTTTTTTTAGAATAGTTTGTTACAAACCAATCTACTATTCGCAGAGAGATGTTAGATGTTCCATTAATAATACTTATCATTTTATCAAAATATTCTGTGTTCTTATAAAAAATTAGCAATTTATTTAGCAATATATCATTTTGTGTATCAAAATTTTGAACCATTTATTAGTAATAATCTAATACTATTTAAGTATTAATTTATTAATATTAATTTATTAATAACTTTATTAATAACTTTATATTATAGTGAACTATAAGATTATAAAAAATGAAACTATTAGTTATTGATAGTAATAATGGTGCAAAAACACTTATAAATTCAATAAAAACTATTAAACTTATAGATTATAAGTTAGTTAAACTACCTAACTCAGAATTAATAAGCGTTACAAAAAACTCACTGCGAGAGCTGACATTAAAACTTTTGACAAATAATTTAGCACATAATTATGACAAATATGATGTATGTATTATTATGTGTATTAGTGCATCTTCCTCTATATTAGATATATTAATTAAAAACAATTTTATAATAGCTAATGTAGTTATTATTGAACCATTAATCCCTATATGTTTATATATCAAAGAGCATAAATTTAAAACATTACTAATTTTATCAACACAAATAACACAGAAGATCAGATGGATTAGTAGATTGCTTAATAGTTCAGCATTTAACATAAATTATGCAAGTTTAAATTTAAGTGAAAATAAAATGACAAATAATACAAAAATAAGTGAAGCAATAAATAAGTTAATAAAGTATAAATCATTTATAGCTAATTGTGATTGTATAGTATTGGGTTGTAGTAGTTATAGTATAATAAAAAATATAATAGCTAAAGAGTTAAAGTCGAAATATAACTTTAATGGACTATTATTAGATTCTAGCATTATTACATTTAACTATTTTAGTAATCATTTTTTATAGTTTTTATAGTTTTTATAGTTTTTATAGTTTTTATAGTTTTTATAGTTTTTATAGTTTTTATAGTTTTTATTATATTATAGTATTATATAATATAATGACAAAACGTTTTTGTAGAAAAACGCGCCATCGTTGCTATTCTGATAAAAGATGTTATAGAAAGTCATCGTGGAAAAGAACAAACAAAATAAGAAGATGTAGAACAGGAACAAGAAAATGTAGAGATAATAAATGTCACGTAAAAAAAGTTAAATATGCTAAAAATTACTAGGGTTTAAAAATATAAAATATAAAATGAAAAATGAAAACAAAAAAATAAAATATTTAGTAAACTAATATAAATACTAAGTATTATATTTTAACGATGGAGGAAAATGTATATGCATCGCGTATTATTAGTTTAGCCAATAAATTAATTGCAAATAAACATGCTTATTTGAAGGTTAATACTATTTCAAATAAGGTTGTTTTATATATTAAAAATAATGAAAATTATAACGAGTTAAATGATGATGACAAATATAATGTGTTGCTTTATTTGCAAGACCACTATAGTATGTTAAATGTTAGTAATAAAAATTAGCTTTATATATAGTATAAACGTAGTAAATATAAACGCAGTAAATATAAACGTAGTAAATATAAACGTAGTAAATATAAACATACTAAACATAATAAGCTTCTCGTCCGCGCTCGCGCGCTTTATATGCCATTCTTTCATCGTCCCATCCGGGTTTTGGTTTAAGCAATTCAGCATAGTTAACTCTTTGACGAGGGATAAATCTTGGACGTGGACTTTCGTTTTCTAGTTGTTGTAACGCATATTGGTTCGTCATAATAGCCCGTTCGGTATAATCTCTTTCCAAATATAATGCTAAAAGTGTTGGGTCTATGGTTGGTCTAGCACCACTACGAGTTCGCCGCGATGGACCATTAATTCCTGACATTTCTAAACGTTTTATTTCTGCTTTTTGTTCAGCTAACAGTTTTTTATTTAAGGCAAGGGCTTTAGTTAGGCGATTTTTATATTCTGTTTTTGCCGAAGGTATATGCGACATTATTTGTGATACAACTGATGGCTCGGCAAATTCTTGACCATGTGTTCTTAAATGGACGTCATTTAATATTTTACCAAGATAATTTGCTACTACTTTTTTCATGCCTTTTGCTTTCAGTTTTCTAGATTTTTGTTTTCTTCCTAAATTAGTACGCTGTCTAACTTTATTTGTTTTTGCCATAGTTATATATATTATTATTATTTTAAAAAATAATACTGTATATATTATTTTTTAAAATATTATTTGTGTTTACACATTATAAAACCAATCACTAAAATGAAATTTGTTATAAGGAGTTGCGCCATTTTTGATTAAATTGTTTGCATTATATGATCTATCATAGTCGTTAGAACCACCATCAATGCTATAAAATAATAAATGACTTGTTAAATCACAATTTAATAGGTCAATATAGCCCATTCCACCATATTTATAGCCAATAGTAAACACATTATGTTGTCCTTGCTTACATAATTCTTTATATCTTAGTAGTGCTTCATTTACGCTCATAATAGTCCATGGTCCATAATATAGTTCTTTTTTTTGGTCTCCCAACAATTCATATAATAATTTAATATTGTGGTTTAATCGTTCTGGAAGTTCTGCATTAATAAATAATTTATTATATTGTTGAAATGGTTGTGCATTTTCATCGTTCCTAAAAAACGGTTCTTTTGATGAAACATAGTCATCAGAAGAAATACACGCATTTTGTAATTGTGCAAGTAATTTATTAATAAGTGCTGTCTTTTTTGCAATAACAATAGTAATACTTGACATAGCAGTTAAAGTTATATATATTTTATATATTTTATATATATATAAAATATTAGTCAATTTTCTTTATAATATTTAATGATTTTGAGAACTTAAACTTTGTGCTATTTTTTCTGCGTCTTTGTAAATTACACTTTAAGCAGCATATAACGGTATTTTCATTGCTATGTTCGTCATAATTATTTAGCCTATCTAGAGTCCATTGACTTTCTTCTCTCACATTTTTAAATAAAATTAGAGTATTATTATTACAATAATAACATTTCATATTGCATAACACTAACTTTTCAATAATAGCTCTTAATGTTATAAAATTAGCATATTCATCATAAGTTTTTTTTATATCTTGTTGTTTGTATGATGCTAATTTTTTTTTTAATGATTGCAAAAAATGTTGCTTCTCATACAATTTTTTGTTATCAAATTCTTTGTTATAAAATTCTTTGTTATCAAATTCTTTGTATATATTAATAATACTTGCCAATTGCTTATCATAATTATCATAAAATTCTAATATATTAAAACTTAAATCGTGCGTTTTTGTAGTTAAGTTTTCTTGTAATTCAATATACGATTTTTTGGTTTCTTTTATAACATTATTTTTTATTGACTTAATATTATTATATGAATTTATGCAGTCATTATGTCTTTTTATATTATTTATTATTATTTGTTTTTTCATAATATATTAATATATTATTAATATATTATTAATATATTATTAATATATAAAATTAAAACATTAAACTTATTATAATAATGAGTGTTCAAAATGATGAACAACTGCTATGCGAATTAAGTGGAACAATTTTAAACGAACATATTATAGAAATAGAAAAACCACCACTAATTAATGAACAAGTGAATAAAAAAGACAAGTCAAATAACTGTAAAGAATTACAAAATATTGCTTATAAGACAAAACGATTTAATGGAACCGAAATAGTTCCACTTATAGTAAATACAAACAATAGTACATTATCAAATTTTTTAAATAATGAGACAATAGCAAATGAAAAAGAGAACTGGTGTAAATTAGATAAAACACAAAAAGTCAAGAAATTAATTAATTATGTTGACCTATTAGAAAAAAAATATAGTCTTACAAGTGACGAAACTGGTAAATGTAAAAGTTATTTGATTAAATGCTTGGAACGCAAAGCATTAAGTAAAGCAAAAGACGTAAATTATGATAAAATTAGTGGTGCTATAGTAGATATACCGCATTTATTATTTGACTTAGTATCTAGAATATTTATATTAAAAAAAGATGATAAGCATGTTTCTACTGTAAAAAGTCTTCCATTAGATAAAAAACTAAAAGCAAAAACAATAAAAATACATGATACCGAAAATTAATTGTTACTTTAATTGTTATAAAATTGAATATTAAATATATAATTATAACTAATTATAAGATAATATATTAGCAATGACTAACAAATATTCTACTTTTATTAATTATTTGGTTAATAAATATAATATAAGTTTGTTTATTAATTTACAAGATAAATCCATTTTTAATAATTATCAAGAATTGCTAATAACTATTCTTGATAGCATGTTAGAATTTATTAATAGTAATTTAATGCAACTTATACATAATGATTTATATGATGAATTACATAAAACTATTTATGATGTATATTATTCTCAATTTATTGATGAACCAATTATAGCTAATTTATTTGTAATAAATGAAAGCAATGCAATAAATTTGTTATATTCTACTATTACATTATGTCAAAAATTAGTATTTAAATTTTATATACCACGTAGGTCATATAACAAGTCACATATAATTAAAGACGCGTCAAATGTATCAATAAACTTGACTATTAATTTTGATAAACTAAGTAAGCAATTAAGTTATTTAAAATCCATTTTACAAGCAGAACAAAAAAGTGATGCATGGTATATTTTTAGACAATCTACACTTACAGCCTCCAATATATATAAAATATTTCAAAGTGAATATAGTCAATCACAACTAATTATTGAAAAGTCGGAACCAATTGATATTAATAAATTTAAGGTTACTAATTTAAATTCACCGCTACATTGGGGTCAAAAGTATGAACCGGTTTCAATATTGTATTATGAATATATTAATAATACAAAAGTAACTCAATTTGGTTGTATTCCTCATAAAGATTATAGTTTCATAGCAGCTTCACCAGACGGTATAGTATGTGATGAATCAAGCGAATTATTTGGCAGAATGATTGAAATAAAAAATGTGGTATCTCGCGAAATTGATGGTATTCCAAAAATGGAATATTGGATTCAAATGCAACTACAAATGGAAGTATGTAATCTAAATGAGTGTGACTTCTTAGAAACCAAATTTACCGAATACTTAAATGAAGAAGAATATTGTCAAGATGTGTCTTGTCCTTTTCATCGTGGCTTTATTATGCAGTTTTATCATAATAATGAAGTACATTATGAATACCCTCCATTTACATTAAATAATATTTCATGTGACGAATACAATATATGGATTGCTATGCAACTTAGTAAAAACGCTACAAAAAAATATGTTTCAAATATATATTGGAAATTAGAAGTAATAAGCTGTGTTTTAGTAATGCGTAATAATTTGTGGTTTAAGAATGCATTGCCTTATATAGAAATATTTTGGAATAACTTGGTTCATGAGCGCAAATCAGGAGAATATAAAACACGTTTAAGCAAAAAGCAGAAAATGAGATATGAACATGATAAATTACATAGTGATTTTCCATTACATGGGTGCCTACTTGATTTTGACTAAGTGCATTTAATTTTAAATATATATTATTTATATTTAAAATTAAATTATGTTAATTTATTAAGGTTGAGGTGTTATAGTTATGAAAAATACTAAAATTTCTGATTTTGATATGCATGTAATTAAGCGCAATGGAAAAAAGGAAGTTATCTCTTTTGACAAAATATTAAAACGTATTAAATCGCTAGGAAAAACTTTCAATTTACAAAATATTTTGTATGCACAGTTAGCAATGAAAGTGATTGACCAGTTATATGACAATATTCAAACAACCAAAATAGACGAATTAACAGCAGAACAATGTGCGGCTATGTCATCGATACATCTTGATTATGGAAAATTAGCAAGTGCAGTTGTTGTATCAAATTTACACAAAAACACTAAACCATGTTATTATGAAACAGTTAAAACTTTATATGATTATATTGATGTAAATAATAATAGTTTTAGACTAATATCAAATAATATTATGACACTAGTAGAAACGCATAAAGATATTATTAATTCTATGATTGATTATGAGCGTGACCATTTTTTTGACTATTTTGGGTTCAAAACATTAGAGCGAGCCTATTTAATGAGATGCAACAAAGTAATTGTTGAAAGACCACAACATATGTTTATGCGTAGTGCATTAACAATTCATGGCTCAAATATGGAAAAAGTAAAAGAAACATATGATTATATGTCGCAAAAATATTTTATTCATGCTACTCCAACTCTTTTTAATGCCGGGACACCGCGTCCACAACTCAGTTCGTGTTTTTTATTAGCTATTGAAGACGACTCAATTGACGGAATATTTAATACATTAAAAGAGTGTGCTCAAATTTCAAAATGGTCTGGTGGTATTGGACTACATGTCCATAATATTCGTGCAAATAGTTCATATATTAGAGGAACAAATGGAACATCAAACGGTCTAATTCCTATGTTAGGTGTTTTCAATAAAACAGCACGCTATGTAGACCAGGGGGGAAAACGAAATGGAAGTTTTGCAATTTACCTAGAACCACATCATCCCGATATTGAAGCATTTTTAGAATTAAAGAAAAATCACGGTGAAGAAGAGAGCAAATGTCGTGACTTGTTTTATGGACTATGGATTAGTGACCTATTTATGGAACGAGTAATAGGTAATAAAATGTGGAGTTTATTTTGCCCCGATAAATGTCCTGGACTATGTGATTGTTATGGTGATGACTATAATCAATTGTATATAAAATATGAGTCGGAACAGCGTTATAATAAACAAATTTTAGCGCGCGATTTATGGGTTAAAATATTAGACTCACAAATGGAAACAGGAAACCCATATATTTGTTATAAAGATGCGGCAAATAAAAAGTCAAATCAGCAAAATCTTGGAACAATTAAAAGCTCAAATTTATGTACTGAAATTATTGAATATTCTGACTCAAAAGAGACGGCTGTATGTAATTTGGGTTCATTAGGACTACCTATGTTTGTCAATAGCGATAAAACATTTGATTATGACAAATTATATCAGGTAGTCCAAGTATTGGTAAATAACTTAAATAACGTGATTGATGTTAATTATTACCCTACACCAAAAACGCTACGTTCAAATTTTAAACACAGACCAATTGGAGTTGGTATTCAAGGATTAGCAGATGTGTTTTTCAAGATGGATTTAGCATTTACATCAGACAAAGCAAAAGAAACCAACATTAAAATATTTGAAACAATCTATTATGCAGCATTAGAACAGAGTATGTTAATTTCAAAAGAACGCTATCAATCTATGTTAAAATTACACAATTATTATAAATGTGGGGATTGGTCTTTTACTACAGATTGCGAGGAGTGCAGATCTTATAATATTCATAATGGTGTAAATCATAATAATATTTCAGAATTACTTGATTTATGTAAGCCAATTAAAGCGGAATTTGATAAATTAGTAAAAGGAACACACAGTCCAGTTGAAAAATATTTAGGGGCATATAGTTCGTTTATTGGTTCTCCAACAAGTCGAGGACAATTTCAATTTGATTTATGGAATGTGAAACCATTAGAAGGGCGTTATGATTGGACTCTATTAAAAAACAATATTATGGAATATGGAATACGAAACAGTTTATTAGTTGCGCCTATGCCAACAGCAAGCACCAGTCAAATTTTAGGAAATAATGAGTGTTTTGAGCCAATTACGAGTAATATATATAGTAGAAAAACATTGGCCGGTGATTTCATATTAGTAAATAAATATTTAGTAGAAGATTTATTAAAACTTGGCTTATGGAATGAAGCAATGAAAAATAGTATTATTGCAAACAAAGGGTCTGTTAGCCATATTAAAGTCTTATCACAAGAGTTAAAAGATAAATATAAAACTGTATGGGAACTGCCTATGAAAGAAATAATTAATATGGCGCGCGACAGAGGTGTATATATTTGTCAATCTCAAAGTTTAAACTTGTGGATTGAAGACCCTGATTCTAAAATACTTACAAATATGCATTTTTATAGTTGGAAAGCCGGATTAAAAACTGGAATTTATTATTTGCGGCGAAAAGCGAAACATCAAGCTCAACAATTTACAATTGAACCTGATAGTAAAAAAATCGTGCTAAGTGATGAAAAAGAAGAAGAGAAAGACGATGATAATGATGATGAAGAAAAATCTAAAGGCGAAGATTGTTTAATGTGTAGTGGGTAAATTTAAAAATAATGTTTTGTTTTCATTTTTGTTTTCATTTTTTTATAATAATAGTATTTAAATAATATTACATTTTAATATTATTTAAAAGTAATTTGTTATGCAATCACTATATAGTGCATGACTAATTTAAATAATTTAACACAAGCATTAAGCATTCTGAACGTAACCTCGCCAAGTGCGTTAAATATTCTCAATATACCTGCATCTGCAAGCGAAGAATGTATGATATGCAGAGAAGAGTTGGAATGTATGCCGTGTTATACTTTACCAGAATGCAATCATAGATACCATACTAATTGTTTAATTAGTTGGTTTAGAAATGGAGACCCACGCTGTCCTTATTGTGGAAATAAAGGTGTTAATAATAAAAGCATTGATATTACAGAACGATTTACTAACAGATATTATGCTTTAAAGTATAAAACACAAACTCTAATTGATATAAAAAGATTTGTATTTTTGAAAAAATATGATACTAATAAACGGTGCCTTGAAATACGTAAACAGTTTGATAAAATTAAAGTATTGGAAGAAAATTATAAAAATGAAAATTTAAAATTCAGAGAATTGAAACAATCACTCAAAGACACTCCTGCTTTATATGGTGAAGCAAAAAAAAATATAAATTGTTACAGAACTAAAAGATGGAAAATAACTAAACAAATACGAGATGAAAAATTTAAAATTGTAAATAATAGCTATATTATTCCATTAATAATACCAATAAGCATTGATGTATAAGCAAGCGCTTATAGTTAACTTCTTATAGTTAACTTCTTATAGTATTAATATTAGCTTTATGAGTTCTATTATTTTTGTAATGTAAATGTTTACAATTTGTGTATAATATGTATTCTTGAATTAACGAATTTTTTACCACTTTGACTTTTTCTTTAAGTTCTTTTATTTTATCTTTTTCGGCTTGTTGTATTGATTTGGAGTCGCGCAATTGTTGTTCAAGGTCTTTAATATTTTTTAGTACATCAGCTAATGCATCGTTAAACGCAATTGCTTCTTCTTTGGTCATTTTGGCTTTTGTGTCTTTGTATTGTTGTTTTTGTAGTTTATGGTCATCTTTCATAGTTTTAATTTTAGTTTTGAGAGAATCTATAAGTGCGTCGGCCTCTTTAGAAAGACTTGAAACTTTGTTTTCTAAATATACTGCATCTCTCAAGTCTTCGTTTTCAACACTCCGCATTAATATTGGAACACCTATCATAATTGGTTGAGCAAATTGTGTTGGGTCTTTTTCTCTGTTCAAATAACTTATATATCCTGATAGTTTATTGGCAATTAGCTTAACGCCTTTTTCGCTCAATATATTATGCGAGTTCATAAACTGTTGTTTAAATTCTTCTTTATTTGTAGTAATTTTATCCGATTCATGTGTCATAAATAAGTTTGTTAATGAAAATAGTTCCAATGGACTATTTGTAAAAGGAGTTGCGGTCATTAGTAATAATTTGCAAGAATTATTTTTTGATACATTATAGCTGGTTCTTATTAATTTTTCCATGATTGTCGTATTTGGTCGCTCACTGGCTTTTAAATCTCCACCATATAATTTATGTGCTTCATCAATAATGATTAATGTTTTTTTCAATATATCTTCTTTTCCGTTTCTTTCAAGTAATATATTATATATTTTATTTTTTTTAGCCAACAAATTGCTAAATTGTTTGTATGACATTGGATCCAGCCAATTTTTTGATAATAATTGTTTTCGCTTGGCAATATCTGTCGGCATAATTAAACCATTTTTAATTTTATCTAATATTACTAAATGACATACTTGATCAAACATATTTTTCCATACATCACTTTTGAGTGTTGTTCTTGTAACCCATAATATGCTATAATCATCGTTATCAAAACTACTTGTTGCTGTTGCTATACCTGTACATGTCTTACCTGTTCCAACAGAATGCCATAATAATAGTCCTTTAAATGGCGAAGAAGGAGTAAAATAGTGTGTTATAAATTTTTGCGTAGGGTTAAGAGATATTGTATTTGCGTTTGCATTTGCATCTGTATTTGCTAAAGGTATACAATTGTTTTTTATTTCCATTTTACTCCATTTAAAGTCTTTGTGTGTATAAGCATTTTTGATATAATCTCTCATTCTAATAAAATCAAATTTCTTTAAAGGATTTGTTTGCGAGCTTGTTGAGTTTATACTAGATAATGACCTTAAACGTGGAGTTAGACTTGAATTAGACGTTGGCATTAAAGCTAGGCTTGGACTTAGACTTATACTTGGGCTTGGACTAACGCTAACAATAGCATTGTTTTTCTCTCCTTCATATAAAAGAATTGGATAATTTGTTTTACTAACTTCTTCGGAATCGCCATAAAGATCTTCATCAAAAGTAAGTTCTAAACTATCTAATTGTGCTATAATATTTTTCTTATTTTTAGCACCTTCTATTATTGTAGGGATTTTGGCATATCTTAAAGACCATTCAATATTTAATTGATTGCAAAAATTATTGGTACTATCTTTAAGATAATTACAGAAAAATGCGCGTCTATTTACTATATTAGATTTTAATAAGTTTTCTGGATGTTTATATTTAGTATATACATATTTCATAAAACTAAAACTTACAGGAATATCATATGTTGGTTTTTTCCCGCATTTACCTAAACATTTTATATTGTCTATTTTGAAAAACTTGGACTGTGTATTTTGGTTCCTAGATTTTTCTCCACCCATTAAAAATAAATTGGTTTCCATAAATTCTCTGGTTAAATCCGGAAAATCATGTAAATTTTTTGTTAATTCATAATCTACGGCAAATATTGGAGCCAAACTATATAATTGTTCTGATAATTTAATCATTGCCTTATCAAATTCGCTATAATTCATAGTCGCATCATTATACTTTTCCACATTTTTGAACAGTAAAACTTCTTCATCTTTTTCATTAGCATTTTTAATATAATTTTCCATCATAAATTTGCTGGTATATAATGTATTAGTCATTAGTTCAGGAACAGTTAAATAATAATTATATACATACAGAGGCCAACCAATATTATCTTGAAACTCCAAACCTTTTTGACCACATGTTCTTGTTGCGCGACCTATTGTTTGCTTTAAATCTGCAATTGTCAATGATGGTTCAAAAATATGGACATATTTTACATCAAATAAATCTATGCCTTCTTTAAATCCGCTATCTAATATTATTAACCTTATATTTTTTCCATGTATATTATTTGGACGTTCATTATATATTTTTAGTAACTCTTTTTTTATTTTTTCGTTAAAAGTAGTTCCGTAAATTGTATTGGAAGATAATAGTGCAAAATTATTATAATTTGAATTTTCTATATTTAAATATAATTTATGAGCTAATTGTGATGGAATTTTCTTAGAATTAATTATATTAGTGTAGCCGTTTGCAGCTAATCCAGATGCAATAATTTTTGCTCCAGCACCCCCATCTTTAACATCAGAAAATATAAAATGCTTAAATAGTTTTCCATGATTTTTTTTATCTTGACTATCTAACTCTAAAATTGTATTTAGTAATTGAAGCATTTTTGGCGAAGCATCAATTATATCTTTATTAAATTGAAGCGGATCAAATACAGATTTGTCAAATTTATGATGATTTGCTATTTTACTAAAATTGGCGGTTTTACGCATACACCTAAAAATCTTTGCTCGGTTTTTTTTGGTTACTCTTAGCGATGAATGATCATTTTCTTTATTTGCTTGATTTGCTTGATTTGTTTTATTATTGCCTTCACAAAAACTATTAGCTTTATAACACTCTAAAATACTGGTCAATTCATTACTCGGTTTTCCACCTTTATCTGGGTGATTTTTCTTTAACCATTTCATAGTTAATGATTTATTATTTAATTTATGCTTACACATTAACTTTTTGCATGACATACTTATTATATTTTAACAATATAATAATAATAACTAATTTTGTTATTATTATTTTTGTTATTTTTGTTATTTTTGTTATTTTTGTTATTTTAAAACTTCATTTTATATTAGTATATTAGTATATTAGTATATTAGTATATTAATTGGTTAAAATTTCTAAATATAAAATCGTATTCATCTTGTATTTTAGTATGATGATCTAATCCATCAATAATAGTCCAATTAATATTATAATTTTCTTCTAATAATTTAGCACACTTTTTTTGAAATTCTAAATTATAAATATAATCTTCATTGCCACTAAAAAAAAATAATGGTGTATTAGTGTTTGTTTTTAAATTTATGTATTTATACATATAAAGTGATTTGATACAAAATAATCCTCCCAACGATTCTGGTAAAAACTTTAATATATTAAATAATAATGTACCTCCTTGTGAAACTCCTATTAAAAATATAGAGCTATAACTTTTTAAAATAGTTGCTTCTTTATTTATAATGGTTACTATTTTTTTTGTTTGTAAATTGAACTCTGTAATATTTATTTTATCCAATTTTTCCAAATTATTGTAACAAGTATAATAATTGTACCATGAGTTTACATTATATTGTTTATTATTTGGATAATCTATGTCCATTATATCAGATTGTGGCATAATGAATTTAATAGTGTTTGTTAAATCTTCATTAGTTTTTTTAAAATAGTCTATATAATCTTTAAAATATGTAGCATTATTACACATAGGATGTAACATAATAAATGTATATTTGTGTTTTTTATATGAATTATAGATTATAGTATTGTTATACATAATTTGTATATAGCATTAGAAAAAAAAACATAATGACCCCCTCCCTTCCTCGTCCCGAATGTTAATGTTTTCATGCTTCACACACTAACAACACTGCGCTTGTGTGTTTGTTTGCCAATTTTGCCAATAATACATCGCGACTGCGGCATTTTATTGAGAATATTAGGCATAGCATGTTCTTTCTTGAACCACATTGACATTGTACGCCAAACCTCCCCTTCGATTGCCACGCGCCGCGCTTCTGTCATATTAGTCGGTTTACCCGGCAAAACATACAACGGAATTGGGTCACCACGTTTTATTGCATCCTTTGCGACTGATGCTTTGGTATTCCACATTTCACGTTCTGTTTTATCCATTGCACGCCAACCTTTTTGGCAAACACCCTTAACACCTTGGGTCCGCATTTGTGCACAATACAGTTGGTAGCTATTTGGACAATGCTTGTTCTCTGCTTTTGACGCATAAAATAGAGAACCAGGCGACATAATAGCGATTGTTTGTATTGTATTGTATATGCAGTGGCAGACTTATTAATATAAATATTAGTTTTAACTCAATTTTTTTAAACTATAACACAATATTGTGTGAAAAAAAATTGAATTATTATTATATAGACTATTTACGATTACTACGTGTTGTGCGACCACTAGATGACAATAGTCTTCCAAGATCTAACATCGGGGCATCTATTTTTGATAATGCTCGTCGCATGCGAGATTGCTTTTTCTTCTTTGATGCTTTGATTTTACGTCTTGTATTGTGTCCTCTAAATAATGCTTGTATTTTAGTAGCAAGTCTATTTTTTTTACGTTTACTATTTAACGATAGCGGTGATGCGTTAAATGAGTCCATTAGTGTTTTTGTGGCATTAAATGTAGATAGTCTTCCAGAAAAATTTGGAGGTGATGGCATTTATAATATAGCATAATATTATAAAATTATACTAAATACTATTTTAATAAAAAACTAAAATCTATAAACTAAAAACTTTAAACTAAAGTTTAACTCTTTGTCAACTTTTTTCTAGCTTTAGCCATCCATGTTTCGCGTTGTTTAGTGGTTAACTCAGCCCACAAGTGCCAAAGCATTATTTCTATTCTTTCTTGGTCTACGTCGCGACCCATATCTATAATAGCTTTTTTTGCTTTTGATTTATTAGCATTATTAAAAAGACGCTCGGCTTCGGTTTCTATTTTTTTATTGTCTAATGCTTGTTGTTTGGAAGTTTTTAAAGCTGTTAATTTTCGTCGTGTACTATGTCCTCTAAATGTTGACTGAATTTTAGTAGCACTTTTATTTTTTTTACTACTATTTTTTTTACTACTATTACTTTTAGAGCGTTTTTGTCTAAACAATGAAGCTAATTTTCTAGAAAAATTTGCTAAACTTAATTGAGATGGCATTTATAATATAGTAAATTATTATAAATTAAAATATAATAAAAAAAGTATACAAAATAACATTCAAACAATTATTACCTTTATAATATAATGACCCATTAACTATTCAGATACAGGTTTAATTGTTGCGTTTTTGTTTCGTTGTGTCAACTTTTTTTTTGCCTTGGCAATCCACTTTGCATGTTCCTTGTTGCTTAGGTCGCGCCATAAATGATAGACCATAATATCTATTCTTTCTTCATCAACATCGCGAGCCATGTCGTCGAGTCTTTTTGCGGCCTTTGCTCTAGCAGCTCTACTTTTACAAAAAAGATGCTCAGCTTGTGTTTCGAGTTTTTTTGCTTCTAATTTTTGCCGCGTAGCATGTGCTCTATAAGTTCTCTGAATCTTAGTAGCACTTTTATTTTTTTTACTACTATTACTTTTAGAGCGTTTTTGTGTAAACAATGAAGCAAATTTTCTAGAAAAATTTGCTAAACTTAATGGTGATGGCATTATTATACTATAGTATAATATTATAAATTAAAATATAATAAAAAAAAGTATACAAAATAACATTCAAACCATTATTACCTTTATAATGTAATAAAATCATACACTTTTCTTGTTACTTCGTCATAAAAATTATTGTCTATAAACTGGCTTGTATTTGTTTCTTCGTTTCCATTAATCACTAGCACTAACCCTTGTTCAATAGCAGTTGGGTTATTTAACCATATATCGTGATAATGATGACAATCTTTTAAATATTCAATAGGTATAGTTTCTCCCAAGCGACCCCGCTGTTGCACACGCAAATCACAAATCTCAGGACACGTTCTAATATAAACTATTTTTAAATCTTGAAAAATAGTTTGAAACTCTTTAAACAAATTTAAATAAATTATATATTCAATAAGACTCATTTTTTTAGCATCATATAGACTTTTTGCAAATACAAATTTGTCTGTATAAACGGAGCGTTCACTAATAATAACATCATAATTTTCTTTTAATGCTTCCTTTAATAAAGATAGTCGGCTAGTATATGCCATTACTTGAAACGCAAAACTATAGCGCTCATTATTTTCATAAAAGTGCGTAATAATACTTTTTCCATTTGCATCTCCGATTGATTCCCAACTGGAAACCGGTTCTTGTAAAAAGCAGATTTTACATGTATTGCCTTTTGAAGCACAATAGTTAGCAAGGTTTCTTTCCAAATAACGCATAATGCTTGATTTTCCTGATCCAATATTTCCATCAAGAGAGATAATAAGGGGTGGCATTAAGACGATTATAAGTTTTATAATTAATGATTAATATTTTTCAATAGTTATCAATTTTTTTTATAGTATTAATAAAATATTATACATAATTACGTAACCAATTTTCGGCTAAAAGTTTTGCATCATCACTATAATAAAATTTAATTTGATTACGTAGTCTCTGTGTTGGTTCGCTATTTAAACGTTCATCTGATAAATCTTGATCTCGCGTAGTAATTTTTTCCCAACTGTCTCTAAATTTTTGTAAATTTTTTATTAACTCTTCTCGTGTCATTGAACTTATTGGTTTAGTTAGTGGTTCATACATTCCTTTATAATTAGTAATTGGCTTATTAATTCTATCTTGTATGAGTTTTGTTGCTTTAATTTTTTGACCTTTATCTAATAAATTATAAATTAATTCTAAATCATTAGTTTCGATTGTTGAACCACTCACTCTAAATAAACCTTGAGCCATCTTTTCTTTTGAACCACTTGTTGTTACATTATGTTTTTTTAGTAGTTGTCTTAATTTATCTACTGAAATGTCATATTTTTTGCTTTTATGAATACTATATTTTTTTGTTTTTTTTTGAGTGTTTCCTTGATTATTTGTCTTTATTTTCTTTGTTTTTTGTAATTTGTTTTCATTTAGTTTAGACCACCGCTTACTATTTTTTGTTTGTATTATTACCCACATATTGCCATCATTACCGCGTTTCTTTGTTCCTAATGTAAAGTTGTTAGCACTTTCCGACGGTCCTTGTCTTGTTGGCATTTTATATAATGTAGAAAAAAAGAAATTTAAAGAACAGTTAATGCAATTCTTTATTGTGCTAATAATATAAATAAAATAATATAAAGACAAACCACTAATTATAGTAATAGAATAACTTCTATTCATTTTTCTGCATTGGTGCCCGAGTGGTCTAAGGGGTGCGACTCAAGTTCGCATGGCTTCGGCCTCGTGGGTTCGAACCCCACCCAATGTACGCATTAATTTTTTTTATAAAATACTTTATTTTATAAAAAAAGTGTTTTTTTGTTTTTGGTTTTTTAGTTTTTGATTTTTTATTGTTTTATAATTTCATTGTTTCAACACAATTTGATGTTACACTTTATTGGCGCCGTAGGCGTGGTGGTTCAGTTGCACAACTACTTGGTGGTTGTGTATTTGGAGTATATGATTGGCTACGTTCTACAGGTGTAAAGGTTGCTCGTGTACTGCTTTTTTGCCTATTTACAACATTACCAAGAGACCTATATACTGCTTGACATTCATCCTTTGTTTCGCTATAGTTAATAGCTTGACCTTCATCAATTCCAATTTTAGATGCTTCTAAAATTGCATCTTGATTTGCACCTAAATACATAATTTCAATATTATATGATTCTTGTGCACTAGTAATAAGTTTTTTTAAAGATTCAGCATTAAATTTTTTGCTGCAATTTTCGCAACCATCAGTAGCAACATAAATCAAACACTTAGTGTAACTTGTTGGATCATGAAGCTTCTTTTCCATAAAATAAGTGAGACTTGAACCAATAGCATCGTATAGTGCTGTTTGTCCGCGAGGAACAAATTGTCTTAGCTCAAGAGGTCGCACATCTTCAATATTTAGTGACCTAATTAACATATGTTCTTCGTGGTCAAATAACTTAATTGACACATTTACACGTTCGTCTGGCTTTAAATCTTGTCTAATAATAGACAATGTTGAATTAATACCACCAACAGTGTCTGCTTCTTTGCCCGACATAGAACCAGACCGGTCAATAATAGCGACGACTTCTTGAATGAATGATGCCATAATAGTAGTGTTTTAATATAATTTAATAAATTATTTTTAAATCAATTTTTTTTCATATATGTTTTATATATGTTTTATATATGTTTTATATATGTTTTATATAGTATAGCTAATAGTGTTTTTCAAAAAACATAATTTACATTAAATAAAATTGATTTAATATTAATTTTGATTTATTTTGATTTATTTTGATTTATTTTGATATAATATATACTATAAAATGCTCAAGCAACAAATGCTTATTGAAAAAACTAATTATGAACCCCATCTTAAGATTGAACTATTAACAGGCGCATTTATAGAAAATCAATTTAAAAACATATGTGCGCGAACTATTTGTCATGCTTATGCTAATGAAAGTTTAATAATTGAATATTTGAAATATAAAACGGAATTAGAACCTCACATATTTAGTGATGTAACATTTGCTATAGACTTAGTATTTGTTCAAGATTATATTGAACATATAAAACAAGTTAGCATAACATGTGAAGACATTCCTGTAATAACTTATGTATATAATACACTGTTGCGTGAGCCGGGAGATAGGGAACTGTGGCCACACGACAAAGCCTCATTAATTCTTGATAAAATACACTGCTTCTTTGATATTGATGAAAACAAACTAGCAAATGAATTAGTAGAAGTGCTAAGAGAAATTTATTATAATAAATTGTGGTAAAGCATAAAGCTTATAATATTTTTGAAGTATTAAAAGATTACTGTTTTTGTTAAATATAACCAAAAGAATAGTCCAACAAATGCTTTGGCTAATAAATCTAATATATTGTATCCAATCATTTTTGTTTTTTCATTTGTTTGATAAAATACTCCATATAATGACCATAGTCCCAAATATAAAAAGAATATTATTTTGGATTGTTTTGTTACTCTAGATCCAGTCATAAATAGTTTCCAAATAGTTCCGTATGTTAAAAAGAAAAATATAAAACCTATAAAATTAGCAAATGTTCTGTTTAATAAATCTACTTCGCCAAAATATCCAAAACCCAACATTAAGAAATTGAAAACTAATATTAGTGCAAACGAGAGAAAATGAACATCTTTTTTATTTTCATAGCTCAAGACGAGAGATAATACTAATAACATAAGTGGTGTGCTAATTATCCAATCAGAATAGCGCATATTATTAATTTTTTCTATTGGTAAATCTAACTCATTATTTGCTGTTTTTATTGATACTTCTTCTGTATCTTGTGTAAGTATGCTTTCTTCGGACTTATTTATTTCCTCTATAAATAATGAATAAAAGTAACCAGCAACAATTGAAATACATGTTTCTAAATTCATAATATGACGAATTTGTGGATTCGGATTTCTTAATGCTTCTATAAATGTAATTGTTCCTGTAGTAATCAAAAACACATATGTAAAATAAAAACTATTTTTTACACTAATTATTTGCATTATTATTACTACTACTAATATAGCTTAATAATATTATTAAATTAGCAATAATATTATTAAATTAGCAATAATATTATTAAATTGGCAATAATATTATTAAATTGGCAATAATATTATTAAATTGGCAATAATATTATTAAATTGGCAATAATATTATTAAATTAGCAATAATATTATTAAATTGGCAATAATATTATTAAAAATTAAAAATTAAAAATTAAAATACAAAATAGCTATTTTAATTAGAATATGCTAAACCACCCATACCCGACATAATACGAAGAACGTTGTAGTTAACCGCATATACACGAACTTTAGCAGTAGCCACACCTTGAACGGTGGCATTTGACAAGACTAACTGTAATGTAGCATTATCTATGCGCGAGAAATTGCATGTACCAGATGGTTGGTGTTCTTCTGGTCTTAACGCAAATGAGTAAACATTAATACCTGTGTCTGGGGCACGAGTGTGGTGCTGGAATGGCTGTACGAGGTCAAAATAAGTGCCTTCACGCTCAGAAAAGCGATCTTGACCGTTTAGCTGTAATTTAGCAACTACAACTGGATTTTCACCCCAGCAATGCATATCTAAAGCAGTTTCAGCCAAAACAAATGTTCCGGCATCAGATACACCCGAATCTTCAACATTTGAAGTTCCGGTGGGACCACCAGCGCTACCAGTGCTAGCAACAGTCATACCACCACTTACAGATCCCGATGTAGCAGCATTAACATTAGTTTTGAGTATTTGATTCGCCCACATGTCTTCAAATGCACCTGAAGTATTAATAAATTCGTTGTTTGTACCAGCTACACCAATAGTAGCTTTGGCACCAAACGCATGAACCGCGTTTGGTAAAGCATCTAAAGCATCTGTATAATTAAATGGCTGCGCACCTAATAGAGTATTTAAAGCAGTATTGGGATTTAGTGATGCGCAATAATCAACATTCGCATCTGGCTGAACAACCCAAATTAGTTCTTTGCATGGATGATTTAAATTCAATTTAATTTTATTTGACGACGAACCAACCGACTCATCACCAGTGAACTGAAGTTGTTCAATTAAATATTCATGTGGATTTTGCGCCATACGTCTGCGTTCATCAGTATCTAAGAAAATGTAATCAACAAAAAGCGAAGCAGCAGCTAGCGATTGTTTGTAAGCATTGGTAATTTTTGTTCCGGCACCATCTAAACTGCTAACAGCCCATAAGCATTCTTCAATATTGCGAATATCTAAATTGATTTTTACTTCATGATACTGTAGAGCAATTAAAGGTAGAGCTAAACCGGGATTACGGCAATACCAGAATTGTAGAGGAATGTATAAAGTGGTTTCTGGTAGCGCTTTGCGGGGAGCGCAAACTTGGCGCACACCATTGGCCGAGCAAGGACCATCTACATCGGCGAAAGTTGGATCGCATACATATGTTAATTGAGTTGTATTACCGATCATCTTGTAATAACCGCGTTCTTGTTCTTTGGACAAAGTAAGCTGATTCCAAATATGCATCCAATCACCATATTGACGATCAATGCGCTGACCACCAATTTCAACTTCAACTTGCGAAATTAGCTGTTCACCGGGGAAATCTAACCATCTAGCATATACACCGGTTCCGTCAGTAACTAAAGACTGACCAATTTCAGGTAGAGTTAATTGCAAATATGTATGATAAGCTAAATCACCGTTTCTTGAGATAGTGCAAGTAACACGGCGACCAAAATCTGCTTGTCCGTTAAATGTTTGTTCAATAGACTCCATCGCGAAGTTGGTGTGACGTCTGTATGTAACTTTCCAAAAAGTAATTTGGGGATTTCCTGTTAAATAAACATCTTGAGCGCCATAGGCGACTAATTGCATTAAACCACCAGCCATTTTTTTATAATATTCCTAAAGAAAATAAATTTTTATAATTAAATTAATTAATTAATTAATTAATTATTTTGTTTTATTTTATTTTGTTTTGTTTTATTTTGTTTTATTTTGTTTTATTTTGTTTTATTTTGTTTTATTTTGTTTTATTATAAATGTTGTTATATAATATTATAATAAACATTATAATATTATATATACTATAATTATATAACTAGCTATGAAAAAAGCAAGCATTATTAAAACCACTTTGGATAGTAAACATAATGAAATAAGTTGTTTATTTAAACAAAATGAGGAAGTTATTATTCCTAAATATTTAAAACTAATAGAAAAATTAGAATTATTATTACAAAATTCGTCTAATAATACAAAAAATCAAGTAATTATTGAAAATATAAAAAAATATAAGAATGTCATCCACTCGCTTGAGAAGAAAAAAAATGAGTATTATTTAAATAATTCCAAATTTATTTTTGACTATTTTGAAAATAAAAAAAATATTACTAATTGTGATTTAGCTACTACTAATTCAGGCAAGAATGATATGATACACAAATTTTTTTCAACATCTATTAATGAAAATAATAACAATGATAACAACAATAATAGTACAAAAAGTTCTATTGACAAATACTTTAATAATATTGACTATTTATATTTGAATTACGACAACTTTATTTACCCTTCCGATATTTGTAGTGTTTGCAAAAAAGGAGAAATGGTTTATGTAGAATCTGATGGAATATCTGTATGTAATAATTGTTCCAACATTATTAAAAATTTAATTGAAATAGATAAACCATCATATAAAGAACCACCTAAAGAAGTTTCTTTTTATGCATATAAAAGAATAAATCATTTGAAAGAAATATTGGCACAATTTCAAGCAAAAGAAAGCACAAATATACCAGATGAAGTTTTTGAAAATATTAAACACAAAATAAAAAAAGAACGCATTAGTATTAATGAGCTAACAAATAGTAAAACTAAAGAAATTTTAAAGAATTTGGGTTATAATAAATATTATGAGCATATACCATTTATTAAAGATAAATTAGGCATTAAACCACCAATTATGAGCTCTGAATTAGAAGAAACTTTATGTAATTTGTTCATTGAATTACAAAAACCATATTCAAAATATTGTCCAAAAGAACGCGTTAATTTTTTAAACTATTATTATACACTTTACAAATTATGTGAATTATTAAATGAGACTCATTTTTTGCCATATTTTCCAATGTTAAAAGACAGAGAAAAACGAATTGAGCAAGATCAAATATGGAAAAAAATTTGTTTAGATCTAGGTTGGAATTTTATACCAACACCCTAAAATTATATAAAAATAGTTGAATCTATTTAGAAAATTATTACACTACAAAAATATATATTAGTTTTATTATATAATAAAACCAATATATGCTACGATTTACTAATACAATAAGTAATAGACTAACAAGTAAAAATAAAAGTAAAAGTAAAAGTAAAAGTAAAAGTAAGAGTAAAAGTAAAAGTAAAAGTAAAAGTAAAAGTAAAAGTAATTCTTTTACACGAAAACGTAACCTTATTGCTAGACGATTTGTCAATAAGCTTAATACTTATAAATCAAAAGTATTAGAGCGTAATGCAAAATCAAGAGCTCTAACACAAAAACTAAAAACAAAATTAAACTCAGCTATAACTATTATTAAAAAATCAGATGAATGTCCAATATGTTTCTCAAAAATTGACTTACAAGAACCAATAACAAGATTACAATGCGGCCATACTTTGCATAGTAGATGTTTATATAAATATGTAAATAATACTCGTGAGACTGACTTAAGATGTCCGTCGTGTAGAAAACATATTCAATTAACAAGTTTAGACCCAAGTAAACTTAAACCAGAATTACTTACTAAATTTCTTACACTTCTTAAACTTCTATCGGACGACTACGAAGAGAATATGAATAGAACAAAAGCTATGTGGGATGACTCGTCTGCTTATGTAATTAAACTTAATGAGGACATTGCAAATAATCCTGCTCTTGAAGTAGTTTTAAGACGAATATTAACAAAAGCTACTCGCGCAAGAAATGAAGCACACGACATGTATAATGACGCGTTAAGTCTTTATATAACAGCATATGAGAAATATCTTACTTATATGTCTATTTACAATGTAAGCAATATTCGTCAAATAGTATAACACCCATTTTATTATATAAAATTATTTTCTAGTTTTTGCCAATAATATAATAAAAATATCAAATATATCTAAACAATAATCAAACGACGCTGTTATAAAATCTTCATTATAATTACGTAGTAATATGTTATTACTAGTATATACAATATAAACAGCAAATAAGAGCAATGTAATTATAATTAATACTTTTTCAAAAAAAGAATAAGTATATATAAAATATTGGACAATGCTAGTAATTAATAAAAATAATAAGGCAAAAAATAGACCCAGACTAATTTTGTAAGGTAATTGAATTGTGATAGCTATTAGTGCTATTCCGAATGTAAATAGCGAAACAAAAATACTTGTAGTTCCTATAAATATTGTTTTTATAGTAGTTTCACTAAGTATTGTTTTTAAATCTTCTAAAATTATTCCCATTGTTACTGAAAAAAGTGAAAATATTATAAATTTTAACCAAATAGGCATAGAAAATACTCCTAAAACACCAATTAAAACAAAACTCAATATATGAGCACCAACAATAATTAGTCGCCTTTGTTCAGCGTCCTTCGTAATTTCAATATTATTAAATTTTATATGTACATAATAAGTAATCGCAATTTGAATTAATATATTTATTAAAATTAACATAAAGAAGAATTTCTTAACATTTAAAAGATTGAATAGTTGCGACAAATCGGTTTCAAAAACTTTTTGCTTACTAATACCTGGTGTTCTTGTTTTATTAAAAATCATAATATATAAATTATATTTATAATATATTATAAATTTAGTAATGCCTATTTTGTCTTCATTATTTGGAAGCACAAGAAAAAAAAGTAAAAGTAAAAGTAATTCGTTTACACGAAAACGAAACCTTATTGCTACACAATTTGCAAGTAATATAAGAAAAACTATTAAGCAAAGACAAACAATAGACAACTTACATAAAGAAAGTAGTGCGCAAAAAATACAAGAATCGTTTAAAACTACATTAGCCAAATCAAAAGACGCCGATATTTGTTCTATATGTTTAGCTAAAATGTTGTTTCCGCGACTAATAAGCACTTTGCCTTGTGGTCATAAATTTCATGCAAAATGTATTAAACCAGTTATAGATAATGATTATAATGCGCATTGTCCATTATGTAGAGCTCCAATACCGGTTACAAATCAAACTAGTAATCAAACTATAAATCGAAATAATATTGGATCTAGACAATTTATTTATCGATCATCTAATAGAACCAGACCATCATTGCGTCACGCAAATATAGCTAGTTTACATATTCAATGGAGAAGATTAAATGGAGCGGTAAATGATGCTCGGACTAGATGGCGAAATCAACGACTTAGGGCAATTGCATCTCAAGAAAGAGCAAACCGCGCCAATTTTTTTAATCGTGCAAGATTAACACAAATAGCTGAACGTGAACGATTATTGGAATCTACTTATTTAGCAGAGAGAAATAGGCATATAAGAGAAAGACTTGAATTTGAAAGACGACATGCGGAAATATTAACTCAAATTATTACTGGTTCAAGAACTCCAACTACACAGTCAAATTTACATAATTTAGAGGCCACTTAATATATTATAAAAATGATTTAAAGAGCATACTAGAAAAACTATAGTGTGTGTTAAGACATAATTTATTTAGGGTCAAAACACTATTATAAATTTTTAGCAAAATTATAAAAATATAAGAGTTATTATTTAATATTATAAATATTATATAATATTAAATATGTTAAGATTATTTGTTGTAAATAATATAATGTTAGTATCATTGGTATTATTTCTAATATTATTTGCAATAATATTAACATTAAAACCAACACTGATGTTTGATAAAAATGGAAAACCACGCGAGTTTGGAATTGGTTATAAAAATAAGACAATATTACCGTTTTGGTTAATGGTAATTCTTTTAGCAATTGTTTCCTATTTTTGCATATTATGTTATATAAATGTTAATAAATATAAATATTAAAATGAAAAATAATTTGCATTACTATTATTCAGTCGCCGCATCTCTAGCAGTAAGTTCAGCATTTTTTAAATCTTTTGCAATTTCATCCAACGATTTATTACAAGACATATTAATTATATAATTATAACTGACTGAACTAACCAATGTTCCGGCTAGAGTATACCATGTTATTTGTCCAATTGCGTTTTTAATAACTAAAAGTCTATATAATTTTATAATAGATTCATTAAGAGCAACATCTGGTTTGGTTGGAGGAACACCCAGATCAATTGATGGCCCACCTCCTCTTTGTAGTTTATTTAAACTATTGTGAGCTGCTCTTCGTATTTGTGCTTTAATTGAACCACCACGTGGTGGTGGTGGGTCTGTTGGTTCTGTTGGTTCTGTTCTTGCTTCTGTTCTTGCTTCTGTTCTTGCTTCTGTTCTTGCTTCTGTTCTTGCTTCTGTTCTTGCTTCTGTTCTTGCTTCTGTTCTTGCTTCTGTTCTTGCTTCTGTTCCTGTTGTTACTGTTCCTGTTCTTGTTTCTGTTTCTGTTCCTGTTCCTGTTCCTGGTGTTGCTTCTGTTCCTGGTGTTGCTTCTGTTCTTCTTACTGCTCCTGGTCTTATTTTTTCTGCTTCTTCTTTTTCCTTTAATTTGTCTCCTTTTGCTAAATCTATAATATCTGAAGCTACCAATTCATCTATAAAACTTTTGAATTTTGTTTGTTCAACATCTATTTGATTAATAAAATTTGACTTATTATGATTAATGTTTGCAATTGCTGTAACTAGTGTTGGATCATCACCTACCTTGTCATTAAGTATATCTTTCAATGTTTTTTCAACTCCCAACATGCTAATTATAAGATATCCAATAGTATTAGAAAATGGTGCTATCCAACCTGGAAATATTTTTAAAAGTACATATAAACTAAAAAAAATAACAAGCCAAGGTGCCATTGTTGCTATTAAAATATTAGACCACTGAACAGACTGACTATTGCAAAGCGCTTTGGATACTGTTGTATTTATAAAATATGAACCTATTACTAATATACTTATATATATAAGATTTAGCAGATTACTATCTTTCGCTTTTTCAATAGATTCAATAGATTTAGCATTTTGTATGCTAAATAATGTGAAAATGGTGAACCCTAAAGTTATACAAATAAAAAAAAGTAAACTACTGCCTGGTGCTGGTACATCAATATTAGCCATATTAATATATTATATTATATAAATGTATTAATATAATATAATATTAATAAAACCTTAATAAAAACTTAATAAAACCTTAATAAAAACTTAATAAAAACTTAATAAAAACTTAATAAAATGTTTAATATTAAATTATAAAAAGTCATTATTATATTAGTATAATGAATTTTAACATACTTGATTATACTAATTTACAATATAATTCAACAAAGACTAATACTGGTTCTATAAATAGTATAGACAATCCAAAATTAGTAGATGTTAGTGTAAAATTATTTTTTAAAGAAGTATTAAAGGGATGTAATAAGTATAAGCAAAATAATTATAACACTTTTTACAATTTAATTATGTTTTTGATGTTTTGCTTTATTTTAACTATATTATTGTATACTCGATATAAGGGAACAAGAAACTATAAATCTTATTATGAAAAAACAATGAAAGACAAAGAATATATAATGTCTAAATTGGTGTATTATAATCGTCAAAATATTGACAATCAGCAAAAAATTAGAAATAATATGATAACAAATTTACCAAATTATAATGATCATCCTGAAGCTAATTTATTACATAAATCAGTCTATTTTTCTTAATAGTTATTTTAGTAGTTATTTTAATAGTTATTTTAGTAGTTATTTTAATAATAGTTTAATAATACTTTATTTATTTCACTAATTAATTAAAATTAATATTTGTTTCTAAAGTATAAGCTTATAATATAATACTATGGCCGATGAGTTATTAAAATCATATTATAATGAATTGGGAGAATATTATAAATTAAAAACTAAATATCAGGATTTTAAAAAAAAGAAGATTACCGAATTAATTGGAAATAAGCTTATAGACTATAATGAAAAGAAACAAATATTATCTAAATATAGAGCAAAATGTGTTAATTGTGGAGCATATGGAGGTACAATCTTTACTGAAACGCCTGATTTGTTGCGTGCTACATGTGGAAATAGCACCAAACCATGTAACTTGGATTTGGCTATAAAGCGAAAAAAGTTTTCACACATAAACAATCAATTATTAATGTCTTCAAAAGACGTAGTAAATTATAAAAAAAATATTATATCTACTAAACTGGATTATTTATTTAATTATATAGAGGAAGAAAAAGCAGTTGAATTATTTGAAACATTAAAAGTGCAATTAAATAATAGCCAAGAGAGTTATACTAATTTAGTAAATTTATATAATTCAATAACAAACAACGAAGATTTAAAATTAATGATTTTTGAAAAAACTAATGATTTTGAAATTAATAAAAAACAATATAGTGATGCTCTTCAATTATATAAATCATCTGGGGAAATTGTATATTTAATAAATGCAATTGAAATACATAAAACAAAATTATTACCTATTGGTAAAGAATTAATGAATTTAAAATATAAATCGTGTTATGTTGAGAAAAATGAAGAAGATAATTATATATTGTTTCAAAATAATTATAATGCTGAAGATTTATTACTTGAATTAAATGATTAAATGATTAAATGATTAAATGATTAAATGATTAAATGATTAAATGATTAAATGATTAAATGATTAAATGATTAAATGATTAAATGATTAAATGATTAAATGATTAAATGATTAAATGATTAAATTTAAATTGTTGCATTATATTAAATTACATTAAATGGTGTCATTTGGATTTTTTAATAGTACAACAAAATATATAAACATTACAGTATTTCTAATAACATTTTTAATTGGATTACTATATATTTATTATTTTGACTATAATCGTAGAGTAATAGTATATCCAACCCGTTATAATATAGATAAAATAGAATATAAAGATGAAGCAGAAAATTGTTTTGGTTATACAGTAAAAGAAGTTAAATGTCCCAGTGATAAGAGTAAAATAGAAATGTTGCCACTAAATTAGAATACCAATTATAAATAATATTTAATATATTAATTATTTAATATAATAATTATATAAATTATATTAAATATGATTAATAATGTTGTAAAAAATTTATTGCATACTAATATTGGAAAAATAATATTGTCAGTATTATTGGGTCTTGGTTTAGCTACGTTATTTAGACAAGTATGTAATTCAAAAGATTGTTATAAATTTATTGGACCACATCATAATGCGTTGCGTGATAAAATTTTTGCAAGTGACTCTGAAAAAACACACTGTTATAGTTTAGTAGAAGAAAATATACCATGTGGCTCAAAAAGTAAAACTTTAGAATATTCTACAGATTTTTCATAGTTACATACAAAATATGTTTTTATAGTTATAATATATATTTTAAAATAATTTAAAAACATTTTGCGCCATTTATTTATCAATAAAATGACATCTAATACGGAAACGTTTGCTTTTCAGGCCGAGATTAATCAGTTAATGTCGCTTATTATTAATACATTTTATTCAAATAAAGATATTTTTTTACGTGAATTAATTTCTAATTCTTCTGATGCTTTAGATAAAATTCGTCATCTTTCATTATCAGATAATAGTGTTTTGGATACACATAAAGATCTTCATATTCAAATTTTTCCAGATAAAGTTAATAAAACATTAACTATTGTAGATACTGGAATTGGTATGACTAAAGCAGATATGATTACAAATCTTGGCACAATTGCACAGTCCGGGACAAAGGGGTTTATGGAAGCGATGAAAACACAAGGAGATATTAATATGATTGGTCAATTTGGTGTTGGGTTTTATTCTTCTTATTTGGTAGCTGACCGGGTTGTTGTTACTTCTAAACATAATGATGATGATCAATATGTGTGGGAATCTAATGCGGGTGGTTCATTTACAGTTACAAAAGACAATTCCGAAAAAACTATTGGGCGTGGAACAAAAATTACTTGTTATTTAAAAGATGACCAGCTTGAATATTTAGAAGAAAGCCGCATTAAAGAGCTTATTAAAAAACATTCGGAATTTATTAACTATCCTATTAGTCTTTATGTTGAAAAAACTATTTCAAAAGAGGTAGAAGAGGAAGAGGAAGAGGAAGAGGAAGAGGAAGATGAGAAAGAAAAAGAGAAAGTTGATAAAGATGAAAATGAAGATGAAGATGAGAAAGACAAAGAAAATGATGAACCCAAAATTGATGATGTAACAGAGGAAGAGCTAGCAACTAAAAAAACTACAAAAACAGTTAACGAGGTTGTCTCTGAGTTTGTATTATTAAATAAACAGAAACCTATTTGGTCTAAGAAACCCGATACAATTTCAAAAGAAGAATATCTTGAATTCTATAAAGCGACTTATGATGATTGGGAAGAATATTTAGCAGTTAAACATTTTTCTGTTGAAGGTCAATTGGAGTTTAAGTGTTTATTATTTCTTCCAAAGCGTGCGCCTTATGATATTTATGAACAAAAAACAAAGAAACAAGGTAATATTAAATTATATGTACGCCGTGTTTTTATTACTGATAACTGTGAAGAGTTAATTCCTGAATGGTTAGGGTTTGTAAAAGGTATAGTAGATTCCGAAGATCTACCTTTAAACATTTCGCGTGAAATGTTACAGCAAAATAAAATTCTAAAAGTAATTAAGAAAAATGTTGTTAAAAAGTGTTTAGAACTATTTAGTGAACTTAAGCAAAGACCAGAAGACTACTTAAAGTTTTATCAACAATATGGTAAAAATATTAAACTTGGTATTCATGAAGATAGTAGTAATCGTGAAAAACTTGCAGAATTATTAATGTTTAATAGTTCAAAATCAACAACTAATATGATTTCATTTAAAGACTATGTTGATGCTATGGATACAAGTCAAAAAGCCATTTATTACATTACTGGTGAAACACAAAAATCGGTTGTAAATTCGCCTTTTATTGAAAAATGTAAAAAGTGTAATTATGATGTTTTATTCATGGTTGAACCGATTGATGAATATTGCATTCAACAATTAAAAGAATATGATGGGAAACCCTTGGTTTGTCTAACAAAAGAAGGCTTAAGATTTGAAACGTCTAATGAAGACAAAACTGCATGGGAAAAATCTATTGAAGACTTTAAACCATTAACAAATACTATTAAATCTATTTTGGGTGATAAAGTAGAAAAAGTTGTATTGAGTGAGCGCGTTGTAGATTCTCCTTGTGTATTAGTAACAAGTGAATTTGGGTGGTCTGCAAATATGGAAAGAATTATGAAAGCACAGGCGCTACGTGATCCAAATATGAATATGTATATGATGTCGAAAAAAACAATGGAAATTAATCCCACTCATCCAATTATTAAAGCACTACAAACAAGAGTACAAGAAGACGCCAATGCAAATACATTAAAAGATCTTGTTAATTTATTATTTGAATCATCTCTTATTAATAGTGGATTTAGTCTTGAGGAACCAAGCACATTTGTAGATCGGATTAATCGGATTATCAAATTGGGTCTCTCTATTGATGAAGATGAACCATTAGTTAATACATCACAAAATATTGAAACTAAACAGGGACAAGACAAAGAAGACAAAGAAGACAAAGAAGACAAAGAAGACAAAGAAGACAAAGAAGACAAAGAAGATGAAGAAGACAAAGAAGACAAAGAAGACAAAGAAGACAAAGAAGACGAAGAAGAAAGTAATATGGAAGAAATTGACTAAACTTTATTTATAAACGTTAATTGCGTTTTTAATCTAATAAATATTTAGGTGTTTATATTAATTTAATGTCTTCAAGTGGATTAACATATATAAACGAATTACCTAATCCGAATCCTAATTCTAATATGCAAATTAACAGTGTTCAACAGCAGTTATTAATGCAACAACAACCACAAAACATTATTTTAAATAAAAATGAAATAATTTCGAACCAAAACACTCAAATGCCTGGACCGGGAATTAACCAATTTATACCAAATGGAACATATAGTACACAAAATCCCATCCAACAAAATTCTAATCAAATAACAATGGAAAATAGTGTTGTAAATCAACAACCAAACTATAATGAACTTGTAAATCAAATACAAAAGGCAAGTTTAAATGGTTCTACTTCATTACCTTCGCGTGATATACCAAATAATTCTATACAAATTTCAAATGACGAACAAATAAAACCCAATTATATACCGCCTCCTCAAATACAAGAAGATTACATAAAAAATAATGAAACACCTGACTATTTAATTGAAGAAAATAACAGAAAAACACGCAATTCTAATTTTTATGATATGTTATATAATGAAGCGCAGCTTCCTCTAATAATTGCGCTTGTATATTTTTTATTTCAGTTACCTGCTATAAAAAAATACAATAAAAATTTGTTACCATTTATGTTTAAGATTGATGGTAATCTTAATTTATATGGATATGTTTTTAATAGTGTTTTATTTGCATCTATGATATATATATTGCTCAAAGTTATTACTAAATATGTTTAGTCTTTATATATAAAATATTGCTAAACAATTAAAAAATTAAATAAAAATAAATAGTTTGCTAATTATTTTTATTTATTCTTTTTACTCTATTTTATTCTATTTTATTCTATTTTATTCTTTTTATTCTATTTTGAATAGTGTCTTCCTACTTTCATCCATAATAATATACTGAGTGTGAAACCCACTAAAAAACCAGCAACGCAATGATCGGGGTGGTCTTTCAAAAATGGTCTAGTTATAAATGGACCAACGAAGAATGTTAAAATTGAGTAAAAAATCATAATTGCAATTGACATTGGCGAACTTAGATGAGACATTTTATATTTTAACACATTATTATTTTTTTTGGAATTGTTTGGAATTGTTATTTCACAAGACAGTTTAGCAATTCACTATATTAGTAGAGAGATTTTAGATTATTTTTAGAAATAATATAATAATAATATTTATAATATATAATATGAGAAAACGTTATACTAAGAAACGTTACATTAAGAAACGTTACACTAAGAAACGTTATACTAAGAAACGTTATACTAAGAAAATATAAAATTATTATTTGGTGGGTGGTGGAAAATTTGAGTCATCATTAGATTATTGGAACGATTTGTTTAACGCGGCTGAAATAGACAAACTAGATCAGCTAAAAACAAAACTACAAGACATTATAAATTCTAGCGCGACTAGTTCTTCTCCTAAGGAAAATGGTTTATGTCAACTTATGATGGAACTACTTCCAACATATTATATTCCAAATAATATACTAGAACAACCAGTTAGAAGTACAAATAGATATGGTAAAACAACTGATTGGAATGAAGCAGATTTTTATACCTATTATACTATTTTGTGTGCAACATCTTTATTATTTGGAATAATAGCTAGTAAAATGAATTCTCATCCTGATTGTAAATATAAATTAATTTTAAAGGGAGGGAGAGCTATTCAAGTAGTTTTGAGAAACATATTTGACAAAAGCAAAGAATCTAGTTTTACTCGTACTATTTTAGGTAGTTTACATCAAACTCAAGATATTGATGTTTTACTTTTTCCTAAGCGAGGTAAAACATATGATGGAGAGAAAATGCAAGAATTATCGAGTAATATTTCAAAGTTAATTGCGTGGTTTTTAACTACTCCTACTACTACTCCTACTACTACTCCTACTACTACTACTACTATAAAAATACTACCACCAACAGAGCAAAATCTCAACATTTATAAACTATCTGTTCTTTTTCCCGATGGATATGTAGCTTTTTCAGACATTGATTTTGGCAAAGTTACTTTTCCGTGGTTTTATTCTGAATTACAACAATTTCCAATGCGTACTAATAAAGCCAATACTATGTTACGAGATTTTCCTGATTTGCCTATTTTATTTGAATGTCCAAGTATTGAGCGTCAACTTGAAGAAAAAATATACTATTATGGTTTATATAGTACAGATGAAACACTAATAGCCAGTCGTGATTATTATTTGGCTAAATTTAAAAAAGCAATTATTAGTCTAAATAATGGATTTCAACTACTACAGTCTGAAGAAAAACCACATGATAAACCAACATTATTAAATAAAAATAGGGAATATTTGAAAAACCAACTTACTGAAATGGGGTATCATGAATCAATTAGTGAAAGTATATATGGTAATGAACGACCATCTATTGTTCAACAAACAACTCTTACTCGTCAGCCTATATCAGTTAGTACAACAAGCAACCCTTATCATGATCATTTA